TCTGGTACGTTAGATGCGTTTAAATGATATATTCTTGCTGTTGTTGTTGTTGAAGATGTGTCAGATGAATTGCCGTATCCACCACACCAACCCGTGCCACCTGTATTGTTTCTTATATTAAAGCCAATTGTGCTATGATTTTTGTTTGACATTGCACTCGCCAGCGTATGCGTTATGTCGCCAGTTCCGTTATCTGTAAATGATGTTGCGTTGAAACTGTCCTCAACGGTATCGTCCAATTCTATACTGCAAAACGCCTTCGCCAACCCCTGTTGCAAATTAGTCGTGGTTGAGTTGCCCTCGCCAGTAATCGCAATAGACCCAGCGGTGGCTATACCTGTAATTGTATCTACTTTAAGTATGCTTGCCATTATGCGAGGTCTCCCATAATTGCAATCATGTGGTCTTGGTCAGAGTAAGAACTTCCTGTATATGTTCTTGATTGCACTTTTGTTGTTGTAGTGTTTCCGTCTGGACACCACCATTGATTAATATTATTAGTAAGTGAAAGTTGTGCAGAGTATTCCCCATTTGCCATATTATTAGTATAATTATGAGTCATTAGACCAGTACCATCATCCTGCATAGATGCTACATTAAAACTATCTTGAATGGTTGCACTAGGTTGTGTTGCAAAATTCCAACACTTACACAGCCCCTGAACAGTATTTTGTGTAGCAACGCCACCCTCTGCTACATAAGTAGATGTATTATCCATCTTAACATTAGAACCGCCAGAGCCAGCCTTATCTACAATGGTATCTACATTTAATTGACTTGTCATACGATGCTCCAATACCCGTTAACAGTCACGGTTGCGTTCTGTGTGATTGGCCCTGCACTCACGCCATTCTCATCGCTGTCAATCGTAATGTCTGCAGAGATAGTCTGACCGTTCAGACGGATGATGCTGTTGTTGCCCTTGAATGGATAGCGTGTATCCGATTCAGTTTTGGTGTACGAGTTCGCAATGCTAAACGTATCGTAGGACACCATCTCAACGATGTCATTTAGGGATGCCCCTGTAACTAACACAACGCTAGTACCTGTCGTAGCAGCATAGTCTGTACCCGGCTTGAGTAGCACACCATTCTGATACACGTCTAGGTACAAGCTATCCTGATAAGTGAGTGTCTTACTGTCTGCGTCACTACCACTAAAACTAGTCTGACCAGCAGTAGCTTGGTAGACAAAGCGGTTGCGAACACCGAACTCTGGGGATTTACCTATGTAGGGCATTATGACCACTCCTCTGTGGGTGCAGTAGGCCAAGTAGGATTATCAGGCGTACTTTTTCTAATGGTGCGGATGCTTGCACGATATGTAGAAAACAAGGAAACACAAGCATCTGTCAAGCCGCTATCTGGTAGTTGTGTCCAATCGGTTGCTTTAAGAAGCTGGTCAGCCGTTAGCTTAATATCATCGTTAGGTGCTATAGGAATATTTTTATAATTTGCCATTGCTCTATCCTATATACATCATGCTAAAGTTATGTTTAAGATTTGATGTGTCGGGTATTCCATATCGGTCATCAAAACCTACATAAATTTTATCACCCTCATCGCACTGATAAAATAATGTAGTGCCTGTGCTATATTGGCTATAATCATTAAAAGCAAAATGGTAAATTAAATTTGTATAAGTTGAACCATCATAATGATACATTATTGCAGAATTATAATTGGTTGTTGTAGTACTAGCAGTAACCCAAGTTATTTGATAAATACCACCAAATCCTGTTGGGATTTCTGCATAACCACCTGCGTTTAACAAACTACCAACATCAATATCTGTCGTTGTCCACGAGGTAATATAATCAAAATTAGTATTTGCTGCTGTTAATGATGTGCTTGTAGCGCAACCTCTGGCAGAAAAAATAGGACGCTGTGGATGTGCAACACGACCACTGCTGTTAATGGTTAAGCCAGATATACCTGAACCTGTTACCTTAGTCAACGCCATCTACCTACTCCAAAAAGGGGAAGCCCCACGCATTATGCGTAAGGGCTATCACCAAGTACGTCTGTATCCCAAGCTGCTTTTAGTGCTGCAATATTAGCTGCATTAGTAATTGCAGATGCTGCTGGGGCATTACGAAGATTATTCTTCTTTGTTACAGAAGCAGCTTGTGCATCTGTGTCACCAGCTTCAAGTGCTTTCATGTACACTACGTCTTCTGCTTCAAGCAGAGGCGCACGAACTTCACGGATTTTGTCCTTGAAGATTACTTTGGCTGCGTCCATATCTTCTGATATAACTTTGCCACTCAATGACCATGCACCACGAAAGTGACGGTCAGAAGGAACGGTTGCCGCAGAAGCATCTATCTGATTCCCGTCCTTGTCTACGATGTATGTTGTTGCCATTAGGTTTCTCCTCTTAGGCTGCTAAATCAGTGACGGTTAGTTCTTCAGTTATCTTCCAAGCATTGCGCCACTCCCTAGTGCTTGGTAACTGTTCTTTGCTGCAAATAACCATCTTAGGTTTATTGCCTGTATTCCAATCCCGCCAAACGTGCTGGGGGCAGTCTTTCATAATTAGATACTCAATTGCCTGTTCTTCTGTCATGGCTTCTACTGGCTCAGTGTTATGCAGCAGATAGCCACGAGTATGTTTTTTAAAGTCTGGCTGTGCTTCATCTTTAGCAAGTTCCCAGTATACCCACACTGGCGGTAGTATGCCGCCCTGTAACGCACAAGCCATCCAATTAGGGTCTGGTACAAGTATCTTAGCGCACTCGTCAATGCTGTCTTCGTAGACTACACGGTACTCTGATTGATAGCCCTCTAGGTTTTCTTTCGCCCAGCACAGTCTATCCCATAAGTGTGTGCCTTGAAATTCAGGTGTGTCCATTATGCTAAGTCTCCATGAATGGTACAAATAGTATCTGTCATATTATACTTCGTTGCGTTTGCAGCATATTTAGTTTCAAAACGAACAGACCCTGTTGCTATTGATGTAAGTTCCAAACCTGTGTAAAGATTACTAGAATCGTGGCTTCCTAAAACTAGAGGCGCATAATTTACATCCGCTAATGAACTTGTAAAATTATTAGTGAAGTCACCTGTACCGTGGTCTGTGATGCTACTGTGATTAAAACTTCCTCTAGCCGCTGGTGTGGTCGCTGTTCCATCAAATGCCAGCCAATTCTTCGCACTACCATTCACAACGTACTGCGTATCAACCGACCCTGCGGTGCTGTGTTCCAGCGTATCTGCTACAATCTTTCCAGCCATTATGCTAAATCTCCGTGTACTACGCCATTATGCTCTCTTTCTCTTGCTGTTGCACCATCTGTTCCATCTTGTATTTTTAATACAAAAGTGCTAGTTGCCCTAGAACTGTTAAATACAATTTCTGCATTATTTTGAGCAATAATTCCTACTGCTGCAAAGTTTGCACTAGCCATATTTGAAGAAAACGTATAAGTATTATCCCCAGTACCATTATCTGTTAAACTAGCGATATTAAAACTGTCATCAATATTAGAACTTACATCAACATTTAACCACGCCTTAGCCAACCCCTGCTGAAGATTAGTTGTCGTGCTATTACCTTCACCTGTTACAGCAATAGAGCCAGCAGTGCTTGTACCAGTGAGCGTGTTTACAAGAATGGTACTCATACTAAGTCTCCTACTGAAACACTTGCGTCAAGTTCCATGTCTGTCGCTGTTGTGGTTTTATAAGTCAAGACTTGATACCCTGTTGTAACTTGTGTAGTAACAGAGTTTCCACCCCCCCTTACGCTGGTGTCATTTTGACCGCTGGATGTATCTGAAGAAGAGGCAGTAGTGGCAAAACCCAGAGAAAGATTAGACGTAAAATTAGCCTGATGTCTTCCTGCAGCCGCATCGTCAACACTGCTTATATTAAAACTACCATCAATATTTGTGTTGGCGTGGTCGTACATTAAACGTGCTTTAGGAACTTCTTGCTTAGTCAGCGTAGCCGCACCGCCAGAGGTGTTCTGAATTGTATCTGCCTTTAACGTACTCATAGCGTCACCAATGTACCACCAGATTCAACGGTGAGTGTCACACCGCTGGCTACTGTAAGTGGCCCTGTTACGTTAGCGTTCTCTGTTGCCAGAATGGTTGTGTTAGAACTAAGTGTTTGTGCGTTGGTACGAAAGATGCCGCTTGCCTTAAACGTACCCTTGTTTTCTGCGGCAGGTGTTACAGACGCTGCAGACACACCCATGTAGATTACGAAGATGTTACCTGTTCCGCTTGATGGTGCTGCAGTAAAGGTGAGTGTTGTACCGTCTGGCACAGTGAACGCATCAACACTTTCCTGTACGACACCATCTACAGATACAATGATGTCTTCCTGAGTTACCGTTTGGCTCAGAGTAAACGTGGTTGTAGACCCGTCACCATTAAACTCTTGGGTGGCAGGTCTAGCCTGAAAACTTGCAGTGATAGGATTACCGATTAAAGGCATGGACTATTCCTTATGAACTGATGGTGTCAACTACAGAGACCCAAACATCTGCGCTGCTTGCAGTATCGGACTGTACCTTTAGTACGTCACTTGCTTGCATCACAACCTTTGCTCCACCATCAAGTACCTGCAAAGCTGACCCTGCTGGTATAGGTGCATCTTTAACAATGTAATAGTCGTTAGACCCATCGTTAATAAACACATCCATGTTGATTTGGGAAGTTGTAACATTAGCAATATTGATACCGATAAGAGCATCATCGGAATTGGCAGTACGCATAGTTACAGCGGCTGTACCAACATTCCTTGCAATGTTTCTTTCAAAATCCTGTGCCATGATTTCTCCTGAATACGAGTTACTTAATTATACCATATTTATGTTTATTTGTCAAGCACTAAAGTGCAATCGCCATAGCCACTGCAAAACCTGCTGTAGCACCTGCTGATGGAAGGTTAGTAAGCTGTGAGCCATCAACTGCTGGCAGTCTAGCTGACCCATCAAGTTGTACTACATTGTTTGCACTTGTACCTACAGTCTGTGTAGCGGCTGTACCTAAACCAAGTGTAGTACGTTGCGCTGATGCATCTGCGTCATCTAACAGTGCTTTACCTGCTGCTGTCAGGTCGTAGGTTGCGGCTGTTCCTGACCCGGTAAACTGAATACCTTTGTCTGCTGCAGATGTCAGACCAGCAATAGCAGCCAGTTCTGCATCGTAGGCTTGTACATCAGTACCAATAGCTAGGCCAAGTGTAGTACGCTGGGCAGAAGCATTTGCATCATCAAGTAATGCTTTACCAGCAGCAGTAAGGTCATATGTTGCCGCAGTACCACTACCTGTAAACTGAATACCCTTATCAGCAGCAGATGTTAAACCTGCTAGTGCTGCAAGTTCTGCATCGTAGGCTTGTACATCTGTTCCAATAACCAAACCAAGATTAGTACGTGCAGCAGATGCAGTGCTTGCACCTGTACCACCATCGGCTACAGCCAAGTCACCTGAAGACGTTACAGTTGACAGGTCAATAGTTGGGCTAGTTAAAGTTTTGTTAGTAAGTGTTTGTGTTCCTGTTAGCGTAGCCACAGTGCTATCAATGTTTAGAGTAGCAGAGCCAGAAGTAGCACCACCAGAAAGGCCAGTACCTGCAACCACGGCTGTAATATCACCAGCACCTAAACCTGAAACAGAAGAATCTACATATGCTTTAATAGATTGTTGTGTAGCTAACTGTGTAGCACTATCTGAAGCCATGTTATCTTCATCAAGTACGGCAGTACCACTTACTGCAGTATTCAGTACAGCAGAAGTCAGTGTTTTATTTGTAAGTGTCTGTGTGCCTGTAAGGGTAGCTACAGTGCCATCTATTGCAAAGGTTACTGCATTACCCAAGCCAGATGTATCAATGCCTGTGCCGCCTGTAAACGTCATTGTTTCACTATCTAAGTCAATAGATAATGCGCCACCGCTATCTGCTTGGAAATCTAAATCTTGTGCTGTTACTTGGGAATCAACATATGCTTTAATTGACTGCTGAGTTGCCAACTGAGTAGCACTGTCGGATGCCATGTTGTCTTCATCAAGAATAGCTGTACCACTGACACCTGTATTTAGTACAGCACTTGTTAGTGTTTTGTTGGTAAGGGTTTGTGTACCTGTTAGTGTAGCAACTGTGCTGTCAATAGCAACAGTAAGTGTCTGACTAGAACCGCTTGTATCAATACCTGTGCCACCAGCAATTGTAAATGTCTGGCTATCTAAATCTACTGCTAATGCACCACCAGAGTCACCTTGAAAGTCCAAGTCTTGTGCTGTTAGTTGTGCATCTACATATGCCTTGATAGACTGTTGTGTAGCTAAAGCGGTAGCACTGTCAGAGGACATATTGTCTTCATCAAGAATGTCCGTAACAGTAGTAGTAGGCATTGCAATGCTATCTACATATGCAACACCGTCAATGTATAAATCTTTAAACTCTTTTCCGCTTGACCCTAAGTCAATGTCGTTATCTGTGGTTGGTTCAATTAAACCGTCTTTAACAATAAACTGTTCTGTAGATGTGCCAGATACATCAATATTAAATTCTACTTGATTATTTGTATCGTCAACTACAACTTTATTTTTAGGCGTAGCAACACCGGGGTCTCCAATTAAACCAATAACTGGACCTTCAGCCGCAGTGCCATCATGCTTATGACCTGTAGTATTACTAAATACATTGACTAGCTGGTTGAACTCGTCATTACTGTCGGCAGCATTAATAATGTCGCCATCAGTAAATGAGGACTGTCTGGTATAACCTGCCATTAGCGTCTTGCTCCTACATCAAATTCTAGCTGAAAACCCTTCAGCGAATATGGGGCTGATACACCCCTATCATTAACCCTTAACGCCACAGCAAATCCCGAACCTTCAATCGGTTGCCTGACCAGTGGGTTTGACTGTCCACCGTATGTTGCCGTTCCATATACCGATGTACCATATACAGCCACAACAGTGGCAGTGTCAAACGGATACGCAGCAGGACGTGGTACTTGTGGTGACTCATAGTCATATCTTACAAACAGGTCTGCATTAACAGCAGCTTCAGGTGCATAGTTAATAATCACACGCTGAAAGTTTTTACGAATACCTGCATCGCCTAGTGATAAGTCAGGAGACCTGTACTTACCTGTAATGGTATTACCATCAAAGTCATTACCGCTTTCTTGAAGATATACATAGCCATCATACTCGCCATGTAAAACAATAGACTCACCTGCGGCAACAATAAAGTCTGTACTACTAGGTCTTATACCACGAAGGTCTGCAAACTCATATGTTTGTTTTCTAACTGCTATAACACCTGTTGTATTTGCTCGTGTCGTATTTGCATTAGAAAAGAATATACGATATTGAGTTTTATCTGGTACAACTACACTATCAAACTCATCAACATCTGTTAAACCTTCAAACCTTGGCTGTACTTGTCGGCTAATTGTACCAAGTTCAACGTCACCAATCTTTTCTGTACCAGCAACAGTACGCAGTCCATCTGGACCAAGGAAGATAAGGTCTCCACCAACTTCTTGAATAGTAAACCCGTTAACGCATCCTATTTCACGTGTAACAGGCTGTACCTGAAAATCTGCAATCGTATTACCAACCAGTTTAAAAATACGTTCTTCACAAAAAATAAACAGTTGGTCACGAAACGGAAACAGTCCAGTAATATTACTGTCTACATTTATTGTACCTGAACCATTAGCTACACTAAAATCATTATCAGTAAAAGGTGCAGTAAAAACTAATGATTGTGGTGCGGCAGACATACCAGCAAAAAATAGTGCGTTTTTATGTCCTACTACAAACTTCGGGTTAGCAGGTGCGCCTGTTGCGTTAATATCAGTAACAGTAGTGCCATCATACTTGGTCGCATTATTTGCACCATCGGCCCACACGATAAAATCTGTGCCAGCCAAATTGTAACGGAAGTGTGTGTATTTACCAGCACTGGTTCTACCTGTATCAATTTGTGTCCAACTACCTGTTTTGCCAGCTTCGTGTATTTTAGTTCCACGGGCTGCAATAACCTTACCGTTAAAGTAAGCAGACATTAGTACCTTTTCACTAGCACTAGCATCCTGTGGTACAATATTGCTGTTCCACTTTGTATAGCCAGAGATGCGTCTGTATCCACCTTTAATATCTGGCTCAAAGTTTTGCAACTCAAGTGCCATGCCCGGTTGCATATCAAAAGTAGAAAGGTCTAGTACCAATCCCCCAGAACAGGCAAAGACAAATGGGCTAAGTCCTGATTCGTCTGCCATGTATCACCTAAAATGCTGCTATGTTAATGCCGTATCTCTGTGAGTGCGGTATATAAGTTGACCTTACGTAGTCTGCTCTATTTAGCAGTATAGACTGCATGTGCTTAATACCTTCTTCAAAACGTGAGAAGTTTATACCATACTGCTGTGCTTCACCACGATACTGATAGGCATATGCGGTAGCACCATCTGCAATTACCTGACGAAACTGTTCAGGTATAGTTGGTACATCTGTTGCTGCAGAAAGAGCAGTGGGCTTGTCAAAATATTCAAATTTTAATTCGTAAGCTGCATCAGGATAAGGATACAAACCGTAGTTATTGTCGGGTGTACGGAATACATAAATAGGTACACCGCCTACATCTGATGTACTTTCTTGGTCAATAAATCTGTCTACATATTCTTTATAGTCAAGCACACGTAGTGTTGTACCAGCCACACCAAGAGTATTGTCTTTTGATATTCTAAATGTTTCATAGTCTACATGCGTTGCTGTAGCAGGAACAGTGTAACGTGTTGTGTTTGCTACAAGTGTTACAGTGCTAGTCGCATGTGAAAAAGGCCAACCAAACTCTCGTTGGTTGACGTAATTGACAGCATCATTTACTGCGTTTTTACATTGTACTTGAAATCCACGTGCGCCACTTGCAAAATTAGAGGAAGTCAGTTCTACCTCATTCATTCTTGCCAGCACTTCGTTTGTCAAGCCTAAGTAATCGTATGCCATCTGTAAATCCTAAAAGAGTAAGCAGGGGCAACCGAAGCTGCCCCCACTAAGTGATTACTTATGCAAGTGTGTCACGGTCTACTTCGTCAGCAGCCATGTCACCTTGGTCACTGATGTCCATCATTACAGCGTAAGCACGTAGCTTACCTGCTGAGAATGACGCACCACTACCTGCCAGCACAAAGTCAATTGTGTCGGAAGAAGTAGATGGTGCTAGTCCATCAATTGAAACCTGCGGAGCGTAATCGCCATCAGATGCACCGTCAATGTCCAGTGCGGCTGCAAACTCATCAACATCACCACCAGTGAAGCCAAGAGCAGCAGTTGCATCTGTACCTGTATTCATAGTTGCAGATTCTACAACTTGAAAACCTGCTGCCATGATTAATGTGTTAGCAGGTACGGTAATTGCCTGAATAGTATCACCGGGGGCAATGCTATTTGTTGTCAGGTCAATTGTGACATCTACGTAGTACGGATTACGTCCACGCTGTGAGTTACCTGATTCGGGATGAAGTAATGCAGTAATGTTAGCCATTTTTCAATACTCCCCTTATACCAAGTTAAACTTAGCGTTAACAAGACCTTCAGGACGCAGAATTTTGCGACCATACATGTGCATACCACGAACAATGTCAGCAAAGCTGTCAGGGTCACGATATGTTTCTGTCTTGTTAATCTGCTCTGCAGTAGCTACTGAAGATGAATGTCCAGCAACAATCACACCATAGTTTGATGCGTTTGTACCACCAGTTGTACCAGAACCAGTACCAATTGATGGTAGATTGTTTGAAACATACACTTGGAAGCCGTGCAGGTTATTTACAACGAGTCCGTTTTGCAGACCAGCACCACCAAAGTCTGAGTTCAGAAGTTTTGAATCTTCATCTTTCAGTACCTCAAGGAATACTGGGTCAACTACAAGCCAACGGCCTTGTGAGTCCACATTTTGCTGGTCTAGCTTACGAGCCATACGAGCAATAATCATGGTTGGGTTAGCGTTACCTGAACCCGGTACTGCTGAAGCACCCGGCAGACGTGGCTGAATGCCAATTGATGAACCTGAAGAGCCACCGAAATCGTCAGCTTCCAGTTTCATTGATGACAACAGTTCGTCAGAACCTGCAGTTGAAACAGCTTTTGAACCATTTACAGTTGTGTTAACTGTATCAGGTGCGCCATGAAGAGCAGACTGCTTAAAGCCACACAGATAACCAAGAACGTCTTGGTCAAACTGGTCAGCCAAACGGTACGCAGCACGGTCACTTGCCAATTGCTGGAAGTTTACGTGGCTGTGTGCCTCTTCAATGTCATCAACCTTAAATGCAAAGTAGTTAGCTTTGTCAATTGTCAGGTTGAAGTCTTCATCGTCAAGGTCTTGTGGCGTAATTGTTGTGCCACGTGCGTAAGACTTGACGGTAATTTCGGGTTCCTTGATAATCTTAACGGAATCACCCATTGCAGCAATCTCACCGAAGTAATCATTGTTAGTGATTGCTTCAGCAACGGCAGACTTGCGGAAAGCAAGCTGCACCTGTTTGCTGTAAATTACAGGTGAAAAATTACCGTTAGGAAGATTACCATAACCCGCAGCGGTTGCGAATGCCATGTTTTTCTCCTAAAGTTTTAGCATTTTTCTACAGATGCAAACTCACCAGACTAATCAGAGGCTAATTCGTTTGGGTGTGTATTCTAGCAAGGTGGCCGCCCTACTGTTCAACAGGCCAAATTCGTCAGGTAATCCGTAAGCTGTGCTTGTTTGCTGTTATGTGTGGACATATTGCGCTATACATCCACACTTGGTTACATATAGTTATACTGAAAAATAACTATTTGTCAACACTTTTTTATCTGGCAGAACCAGAAATATCATAGATAAACTTTCCTGTGCGGATAGCTTCCATAATTGCGTCAGAGTGTTTCTCATATTCTTGCGGAGACATCGCTTGAACTTGAGACTCTTTTAAATAAGTGGAAGATTCGTCTGCTTGAGGTGTGTTTCGTTCACGTTTCGTTGAAACAGCTTCAGCAGCACCTTTATCTTTTTTAGATTTCTTCTCACCTTTTATTCCTCTATCTACTTTGTACAAGTCAATAGCCCGTGCTGCTGACCGTGCATCATTATCATTTTCGTATAATGCATCTTGCACCCACTTAGGCTGTTCATCAGCCCAATCATGAAAGTCATCGCTATCACGAATCTCATCAAAGTCAGGATGTAGCTTTAACAACTCAGCTTCAGCTTTTTCTTTTGTTGCTGACTGCTGCATCTCATCAATTGCTTTCATGCGGTCTTCAAGAATACTTGTTTGCTCCGCAGCTTTTTTCATTGCAATTGTTTCTACAATTTTTGCCACATCAGGATATTCTGCTGCCCACTCTTCAATGTCTTCATCTGACTTAGGCAATTTCATTTCTTTTTGTGCGGCAACAGAAAGTTGACGTTTTAAATCATCAATTTCTTTTTTTAATTCTTCAGCTTGTTTCTGCTGATGCCTACGTAAATCAGAGTAACGCTTCTTAAATGTTTTCTCTTCTGCGTTTGTAGGTTCAGCTTCTTGCTCTACAGGCTCTTCTGTTTCACCTGCATTTTCTTTTATAAGCTGTTCTAGTTCTGCTTCTTCACGTTGACGCTTTTCTTCGTTTGTGTACTTACGATTTGCAAATGCAACTTTCTTTTCTGGTTGCATTTCTTCTGCCATAATAGCTGCTTCAGCCATTTCTTTTCTCCTTATGGGGCTAACCGTAGCCAGTGTTGGGGGGTTAGGTAGCCATTGATATGTGGATTATTTTTTAGAAGCTAACCCACTTTGCTTCATCTGTTGAGCAAGACCACCTTTTGCAAAACCTCCAAAAGCACCAAAAGACTCACCAACACCACCACCAGTTCCAACGCCACCACCGTAGCCTACACTTCCACCAAAAGAAGGACGACCACCATAGTCTTCTGAGTCACTGTCTCCTCCACCAACTGAACGTGTGCTTCCCATTTGTTGCCGTTGCCGTTCTTCTGCCCTGCGTTTATTTTCTGCTGCCATTTCATTAATTAATTCTTGTGTAGTTTTTTTACTTCCGTCAGGATTTTCGGCACTAATTCCTAATTTAGCAGCAGCAGATGCAGCAGCGGCACGTTCTGCTTTTCTCTCTGCTCCTTTTTCTTGTGCTTGTTTTAGCTGTTCTTTCTTTGCTTTTTCAGGGTCAAATACTTTTCCTTCATCAAATGAATCTTTTAAACGATTGCCTTGAGAGTCAACACCTGTAGCTATAAGTTCCGCTAAACTTTGTCCTTTATATTCTATACCTGCTGCTTTTGCCATTTCTTTAGCTTGTCTATTATCTAAATCTTTACTGTAGTTTTCACCAAAGTTTTTTTCAATAGCACTTTGTACTTCAAATATACTTGCTAATACTTCATTTGTTTTTCCACTAAATCTGTCACCCATAATGCTTTCAAATAAAGCCTCAGATAATGTAATCTTAGAACCATCCTCTTTTGTTAAAGTTTTTTGGTCTTGATTTGCTAATCCTCTACCAAATTCAGCAATGCTGTCTTTTAAACCAGCAAAAACTCTATTAGCACCTTCTTTACCTGCAGTAGTTCTTTTTGATAAATCACCTGTCACACTGGATGCACTACCTACTGAATATCTAGTAGAACCTCTAACTTGACCGGGTTTAAATCCGCTTAGTTCACCTTCTTTTCTCTTAGTTGCTTCTGTAACAACAGTGCCACCAAGATTTACAGTCTGTTTACCTGCAAATGGGTCTGATGGTTCATCACCACTATCCTGCTGTTCAGGAGCAGCAGTTTTAGTTGTTTCTGTTTTAACATCTGTAGTTGTATCTACTGCCTCGCCTTTTACTTTGTAACCTTCTGGAATAGGATAGATAGGCTTACCATCTTTAAACGGTATTTGCATTTCCATGCCAGCGTCATTTACATAGGTACGCATTTCATCATAACCACCGGGAGATGGTTGCGCTGCACCTGTTAACTGTTCAAATGTAGGCGTTTGCTGTGAAATTGTTGGTGTAAACTGTTGTGTTGGAGGAGTATACTGTTGAGCCATCGGTTGACCTGTTGGCATAGGCACAGGAGTATATGGCGTAAACTGAGGTGTGTAGCTAGTAAACTGAGATGGCTGATAGCCAGCAATACCAGTAAATCCTTGTGGCTGTACAAAACCACCTACCTGATATTCTAACATACCATCGTCTTCCATGTCAAGGTCATTTATATCAAAAGGAACACCATCTGGTATAGTAGCTTCTTCTGAGTTACCCATCTGCCCCATAGCTTCCATACGAGCCAGACCAGCTTTAGCTTCATCTCTAAGGGCCATTATTTTTTCTAAACCAATATAGCGAACTACATCTGCAGGTAAAACAAACTCACCTTCACTTAATTGGGCTGGAATGTCATCACGCACCTCTTCCTGTGTAGAGCCTACAGGTACATCATTACCTGACTCTGGGTCAACTGTGCCGCCCTCATCCATAAGTCCACCTTCATCAAACGCACCCTCTACAGGCTCAAACAGTTCCATTTGTTTACTTAGCATAGCCCCACCCTTTGCTAACTCTACATCAAATCCATCACCACCGTCTAGAGGATAAACAGGTATAGTATTGCTCTTGCCTCGCAAGTCAGCTTTATATCCAAAACCTTTAAGTTTCTTTTGGGCTTGTGCTGCAGACAGGTCTCCTTTAGCATAGCTGTCTAAAATACCTTCTGCTTTTTTATAATTACCCATTTACTTCATCCCGCAGATATTTAAGTTTACGTAAAGCTGTGATAGCACCTTGCTGACGGTGCATCATAATTGTATCGTCTGATTGTTCTAACACCTTTTGGTGTTGCTCAATAGCTAGGTCTATATAACTATTGAATGCTTCCCACTGGCGGTTGTTGCCCACCAGCGGCTTGAGGCGGCTGAGTACCTGCTGTTTGTTCATTTCCACTAAATCCTTGTTCACCCGGAACTGGTGCTTGACCAGTGCCTATATTTCCACCACCAGCACCTGTTGGGTCAAGTGGCGCACCTGTTGCTTGAGGCTGTTGTTGTTCTGCTGGTGCTTGGAACTGTTTCATTAGTTCTGCTTGCAGAGCAGCCTCACTCATATTGTTGGTTACTTTATCGGGGTCAAGGTCCATTGACTTTGCAATCTCGCTGATTACATATTGGAACTTAGCAAACGGTGCAAGTGCTGGGTTACTTGCAATTTGTAAGAACTGCATAAGTCTCTGACTACGAACCTCATTAGCCATTAGACTTTCTGTGCCACGTGCCTTTACTTCTAAGTCACCCTTAATTTCTGGGTCAAAATCAAACTGCATATTAAATCTGAAGAAACCTTCACCAAGGGGACGTAACATATAGTCATCTACGTTTTTAATAACAGTTTTAATACTACCACTTGCCGCATTCATTAACATGGATATTCCAGAAGCAGTACGTCCTACACCTGTTACCCCTGTTTGCCCGTGTGCAAATGATGGTAAACCTGTAGACTCATCTGATAACTGACGTGCTTTATCAAACAGCATCATATTTTCTGATGATACATTAGGAAACTTTGTGCCAAAGATAGCCTGACCCGGTGCGCCAGATTGTCTGCGGAATACCTTGCCCGGATATATAGACATATCCTGCCCCGGCACAAGATTTGTTTCATCTACCTCAATAAGCAGATTACCTGACAATACAGCATTGTCTACAGCCATACGCATAAACCCATTCATCAGTGTCTGCGTATCGTCCATGTTTTCTGCAATGCCCACACCAAAGAAAGAGTATGGGTTCATTTCATACGGTGCAGCTACGTAAGGAATTTTAGCTGGCTTAAATGGATTAAGCACCATACGAATGAGTTTGTTGTTACAAATCCATACATTTGCTTGTAACTCGTCAAACTCTTTTAGTTCATCTGGAATATCTACACCCTGCTCTTCAAGCATCTCTGTGTCAACCATACCCCAATATTCAAGAACCTCAAAACGGTCTATGCCATGCTCTGGTGCATAATCAGATAAGTCATCTTCCCAATACTTTTTAGTGTAGTTCTCACCCATTTGAATGCATTCGTCAATAACTTGACCACGGAAATATGGACGTTTTTTCAGCATACGCATTTGTGAACGAGACATCTTATGCCGTTCAATAACAAACTGTGCTTCATCCATGTTATTTGAGTCTGGGTCAGGATAAAAGTTCCACACAGATACATGGTCTACTTGTGGAACAGTTTTAAACATAGGGTCATAGTTACCCTCGTCATCCCAATTAGGATATTCTTTATCTTTAGCAAATGGGCCTTTCATAATACCTGTGCCAAACAATGCCATTTCAAAAGAACTGCTACGCAAGTTTTTATTAGCACCTGACTCTTCTAACTGGTCATGTATTTTCTTCTGCATTTTTTTAGCTGCAATCATTGCAGGACTAAACTCAATAGCAGTAGGTGTTTTGCCCGGACCTTCTTTCAGTTTATCCTGAACAGGGTCAAGTTTTTCTTCTAGCGGTCCAAGTTTTTCAGACAGCGTTTTAGCCGTTGCACCCGGTGGCAAATCATTTCCATCTCCTTTAAAACCATACGGACTTGTAAGCGAAGTAGTCGCTTGCATCTGTTCCGGTTCTTTTGGGTCAAAATGTACATCGGCAACTACTCCTTCAGGAAGTGTTGTAGGCTCAATAGATAGAGGAAACTTATTATTAGCAAATAAAACATCAACGATTTGACCATACGCAGCAAGCGTTTTAGTTTTAGTAACTTTAATAAAGACACGTGACTTCTCCGACTCTGTAAACTGTACATCAGGACCATACAAACCACGATAGTTACGATATGCTCTTAGCCAACGCTCCTCATCTTGATATCGGTAATCTTCAGCCCGACTGTATCTTTCAAGAATAAAAGGAATAATGTTAGATACATCAGCATCAAAAGTCACAGAGTCATCTGTATCTTCTAATGCAATAGCATCATCTTCAATCATAATTTCATCTTCAGCCATATTTTATTCCTTAGTATCCAAAAGTAGCATCTGCAACTTGCATACCGCCACTGGGTCTACCCATAGGGTCATAATCAAATATACTAAACCTTGGTCGTGACATTATACCATACCTTAACGCATCGTACAAGTGGTCTTCTGCTTTCGTGTCCACATCTTCTGGATTTTTCTTATCCAAAGGTATGGACGGTAGTTGAGATATGATGTTTGTGCAACTATCAAAGAAAACAAGTCTAGGCTCCTCTGTAAATTCGTCTACCTGTAAACGTCTGTGTATTTCGTTTTTACCTGCTACACGACTGCCACGGCTGCGGTCTGACGGTCTCCACCGACAACCTCTGCTTATCATCTGTTCCGCAAGAGACGGTCCAGTATCACCACGCTTATGCCAAAGACTGCTATCCAAGACACCATATTTAATATTTCCATCTTCAGCCTCTAGTTCCAGTATCATGTCAGCCAAGTCCGTTGCTAGGACTTTTGACACATACAATTCCCTGTACACAATGATTTGCTCAGACGGTGCGACAGCGCACCATACAACACCACTGTAAGAACCATACCCGTAATCACATGCTCTAAACTTAACCCAATTGCTAGGAATATTAAAAGGTTCAACAACATGAATATCACGGTCAAACTCTGTGAACGCAGCACCTTCTTTAATATCCCAATCACCTTGGAGGAGTTGTCTTCGCTGCTGCTCTGGGAGCGACAGGAGCATAGCTTCGTAGTCACCTGCTTCAGCGAGATACGGGTTGTCAGATAATCTAGCAGGAATGAACCTACGTTTAAATAGTGGCTTCCCAGCTTTGCTATGCCCTGCTGGATACCTGAGAGTTTCACCTGTTTCAATATCTGTCGCATCGTATGCCTTGTTATATGGTGCTGGGTCAATAAACATTTTCTTTACCCAGTGATGACCTCTTCCACCGGGGTTTGTTGTTGCCCTCATAAAGATGGGCAAGTCAGGGGCAGTGGACCGTAGACGACTTCGCATGTAGTTCCATGCATATGGGCTTCCCCATTGGGTCAGTTCGTCAAAGCCTATCCAGCTAAAAGCTAGACCCTGATAACGCAGGACATCTTCATCTCTGTCAAGGTATGACATCCACAACCTCGCACCAGATGGCGCAGTCCACTGCATCTTTCTTTCTGACCACTTTATTCCGGGCCAGATTTTTGGATAGAGTTCCTGTGATTTAAATATTAGTTCACGTAACTCTTCCGTAGTGTGTCGGAGCAGCAGACCACTAAACTGTGGATGCCCCATGTAGCGAAGCGGGTCTGCAAGCATGGCATATGATTTACCACCACCTGCTGAACCACCGTAAAGAACTTCACGCTCAGATGCTGCAAGAAAGTCTGTCTGTGGGCCGGGGTTAGGTTTAAATAGGACATTAGCGTGTTCTTCAACTGCTTCTGTTTCGTACTCAATATCCCGTATATCAACCTGCGGCTTTTGCTCCTGTTCTTGCTTCTTCAATCTCTTTCGCTTTGGAGATTGCCTTTTCCGCATACTCTGCCCACTTGCGGAGGCTTGCAGCTTGGTTCTTACGCTGTCGCTCATGTTGTAACCGCTTTCTTAATCCTACATGCGATATGTATCTACCGCTATTTGTACTAAGCCAGTTAGCTACCTCACGATAGCTGTATTGATTTGTATACGCTCTGGCCTTTTCAAGCAAATCCAACTCAGTTGGAATGGGGTCAAGAATGTCGGGGTCTTCTTCGTTTTGCTTGTAACCAAATGGTACAGTACGTGCAATGCGTGGTATCTGTACCCATTCGTTTTCTTCTTTAATGTCTGTTGGCTGTGGTAACTTCCAACGTCCTGCTGTTCTAGTCATTAGTTTTTCTTTGAACCCGGACCAGTTAATGCTGAACCTTGTCCTGCTGGTTTTGATTTAAAAGCGGCTAAAAAACTTCCTACAACTGGTATAGAACGTAGCGCATATTTTTTTGCTAGTTCTTTTGCTGGTGTCTTTGTTAAACCCTTTATTATTTCTTTTTGTTGTTGTAAGAGTGCCTTTCTTATTTTTACATCTTCAGCATTTAAATTTTTTGGTTTTATAGCGTTTAACTGGTCAATTTTCATTTGAGCAGTTTTAATTTTAGTATCTTTAGCTATTGATGCATGTCTAGTTTGTGCTTTGGTTTTAGGTTTTTTAGTGCGATTACTCATTAGTCATCGTCCTTTATTCTTACGATTATCTACCGTTGAAATAACCATACCGCCTTTGCGATAATCTTTTTCAATTTTTATTAAATTTGGTCCTTGAAAAATTTCATGCACTCCATCTTTATCTCCTGCAGAGCCAGCACCTTTGCTAGATAGCGTTGATTTAAGTTGTTTTGCTTTTTGACGAAGTTCATATGCTTGCTTTAACATATTTGTATATGTATTGTATATCTTAGTACCTTGACCTGCTTTTTTTGCAGCTTTTTCTCTAGTTCCTGCTGCTTTTGAAAAATCTTTAGCTTTATTTTCTAACCTTCTTATTTCTTTTCTTACTTCAGCATCATCAGCCATTAGTCATCATCCTCTACTTTAGCTTTAGCTGGCATAAGCATAACACCACCTGCTGCCTCTACCTGCACCTTCTCTGTTTTAATTAAACCTGTGCGGTCAAGCAATTCTTTAGCTGCTGACATTTTATCACGGATACCAAGTTCAGTTGGGTCATGTAAACCGCCCACCATAGCCATAGCAGCTTTAGGTGCGTTACGAGCCATGTACATCTGCGTTGCTTCTAGTATCTCTTCTTTGAGACCTTTTACAATTGCAGTTGTAGCAGTAGTTTCTGAATACCCTGCCAGTTTCTTAGCGGCAACTACGTCACCGCCAGCCTCTTCAAAGAGGACTTCCAGAAACTTCTGTTGTCTTTCGTTTAGTTCTCTAGCCATTAGTTTGTAATACTCTTATATAATGCTTTTGCTTTTTTAAATAATCCATCGGCATATCTAGAATCGCCAAATCTTTTATTGCCAGATGTACCACCATAAAATGTTTGACCTTTAGTGCCGGGATATTTTACTAAAAAACCCTTTTTCTTTTTTGTAATTTGCCTATCAGCCATTACTTTAACTCCTAATGCAAAACCTATATTTTCTGATATAGATGATATTATTTTAATTCTCCATGATGCATGGCATGTGCTAACTTATGGCTGCGTCCTTTTACCTGCACAGCCCATCTGCTGTCTAACATCTCACGTGATGCAGTGGGAAAGTCTCCTTCATGCACAGCAGCCCACATTTTTTTAAACTTACACAGTCGTGGCACACCCATATTAAATGCCATGTCTACAAGTACAAGCTGACGTACAGCGTCTAAATCTGCTATGCAAGGGTGCGCTTTAAGCAGTTCTTCCTCGACTATCTGCACGTCATTCTCTAATAGATATGCAGCGTCAGCTTCAGTAATACCATGCTCGTACACTGCTTCTATGTTTGGAAAGTCCAGAGCCTCAAGTTCTTCCTTGGTAATACCTCTGTCTTCAAGGTTTCTGCCCACACCTATTGTGTCAATACCAAGTGTATCCTGATAGACTTCAAGGCGCAAACCTTCACTCTGAACAAGCTGTTTAATTAAATGTGTGCGAATGTATTTCATCTACTTGCCTCTTGACTCTCTGCCTAGATAGATACCATACACACCTGTCATAACACCCATAATAACAGAAACAAATGCAGACTGCTGTGTTGTTGGGTCTTCAAGATTCATAAACCATTCTGCACAACGCCATGACATTGCAACAGAAGCAATCATTGTTAGCTTTGCTGTAACATTAAATTGCAGCCATCTTTTCCACCAATCAACCATTATTTACACAAGTCCTCATAACGAAGTGTGTGTTGCCTGTGCTGAGACAAATCACCCACGTGGTTGTACGTAAACATTTCTTTGAGTAGAGTTATTATGTGTTTCATTTTTTACCAAAGAATTTTGTAGCTGAACGAACTCCAAAAGAAGCGGCAACGATAACTCCCAAGGAATATTGATACCA